TGAGGGTGGTAAAGAAGCCACCATGCCTTTTATGACTATGAGACGTTTAAGTGTTAAACACAGTGAAGCTCCTTTAAAGCGTTGGACAATACCGGCAAAGAAAACTTTTGAATTTCTGAAGGTCCCAATATTAGAAGGTAATCTTAAAGGATATCAGATTTATAAAATTCCACAAGCTCCAAGAGTGGATGCTGTATATGAATTAAGATTGTTTTCGCATTTTTTCCAGCATGTCAATAGTTTTTATGAAACAATATTGTCTAAGGGATTTTCTAACGGACAAGCTTATGTAAATGTTTTGGGTCATTATGTATACATGGAGATGGGTGACCCGACAGAAGAAAATAATCACGAAGAAGTAATGGCTGATAGAAAATATCAAATTGTAATTCCTATTACACTTCATGGCAAGTTGGTGGACCCAAAAGAATTTGAGGTGGTTAAGACAATCACTAAAATTAATTTGGATATAAAAGAAGGTTAAACTTTTTCAAAGATTCTAATTTTTTCCGCTATTTATGTTTAACCAGAATTAACCCTATTTCAGTGAAATTACTCAACACTCGACATAATAAAGTTCTATTAACTTATATCGATGATAGAGAGAAAAAAACTGTTCGGGTAATGCCAAAAGAAATAATTGAATTAAATGATTCAGTTTATTTCCTCTCAAAGAAAGCATTTTCCGAAGGCTGGCTAACTGAATTAGGATTAAAAATCGTTTCGAGCCCGGCGGTTGAATTATCTGAAGAAGATAAAATGCAAAAGGCAAAGCGCGATGTTGAGCAATACATTAACACAACAAAATAAACAAACTAAAATAATAATAAGATAAATGGCAACAACAGTATTCGTTTCACCAGGTGTATATACAAGAGAACAAGACTTTACATTCTTTGCTTCAAGAATTGGTATCACCAAATTGGGTGTAGTTGGTCTTACTTTAAAAGGTCCTGCTTTTGAACCGATTAAGGTTTCTACAACCGATGAATTTTTTGCAAGATTTGGAGGTACGGATACAAACCTTCAGCTTCCATATGTAGCACAAACATTTTTAAAACAATCAAGTGAATTGACTGTTACAAGAGTGCTTGGTAAAACAGGTTTTACAAACTCTGCTGCTTGGGTAATTTTAGCTTCTGGTTTAACTGGTGGTGATAAAGTTACTGTAGCAGTTATTAGAAGTAAAGTTGACCCTAACACTGATAATTATTATTACAGTCCAAGTGCTCCAATTGTAATGTATGCTGATACAACAAAAAATCCACTTCAAAATTTTATTATATCTGCATCAACTGGCCCATTATCTGCATTTCCAAACAGTAATGTTATTGTATCTTTAGATGAAACGAGTCCAAATTATATTGTAAAAGCTCTTGGTAAAGACCCAATGGCTTATACTGGCGATTATGGTATTTATGTTGAGTCAATATTCCCACATTGGGTTAGAGAAGCAACTAATGATGGTTTAATTAGTACCATATACAATGGTTTTTATACAGACAATACTTCTGTTTACACAAACTATCAAACAGCATATACAAATTCTGTTACACCATGGATTGTTGGTCGTGTTGTTGGTAATTCTGCAAGAAACTTATTTAAGGTTGAAACAATTTCTGATGGTGACGCATCTTCAAGAGAAGTAAAAATTTCAATTGCTAATATTGATGAAATAAATAATACTTTCGACTTAATTGTAAGAAATTTCTATGATACAGATGCAAGTACTGCAAATACCGGTCGTTTAGAAATGTTCCGTCAATTAACAATGGATGATTCACAAGGGAATTTCATTGGCCGCGTAATCGGTACAACTGACGAAATCTATCCAAGAAAATCATCTTATATCACAATAACTTTAGCTGATAACTATCCTACAAATACAGTTCCTGCTGGTTTCCGTGGATATTCTTTAACTTATTCAGCTTCTACAGCAAATGCTCCAGGGGTATATTACAAAACTCAATATATGTCTGGTGATACTGATTCTAAAGCATATTTAGGTATTTCTGAACTTGCTTATACTGGATTTACAGCTGATAGAGTTTCTTATAAGAGAACAATTCAATCTGTTGAAACAGATATCTTTAAATTCCAAGGCGCAAATTCTTCAAGTAGATATACTACAAAAGGTTTCCATATGGAAAACACTGCAAATGCTTCAGAATATATAACTGGTGTTAAAGATTCAATCACTGGTTATACAAGAGCACAGCGTAAATTTACTGTGGTTCCTTCTGGTGGTTTTGATGGATGGGATAAATATAGAGCAATTCAGTTCCGTAGTGGTTATGTTTCTGATGAATTTAACGTAGCTGCATTTAAAGATGCTATAACAACACTTTCTTCTCCAGAGTCAATTGATATTAATGTTCTTGCAACACCAGGTATCAACTTCTACGATAACACAAGCCTTGTTAAGCATGCTTTAACAATGGCAGAAGAAAGAACTGATACTTTATATATCATAGATGCTCCACGTATGAACAGTGCGTTAAATCCAGGTCAAGCTTCTCAAGTTGTTGAAGCTTTAGCTGAAACAGCAATAGATTCTAACTATGCTGCAACATACTGGCCATGGATTCAAATTGAGGATGCTGCAACTGCGAAGAATGTGTTCATTCCACCAACTGGTGAAGTTGTAAAAGCAATCGCATTGACTGATAACATCGCTTACCCATGGTTTGCTCCGGCAGGTATCATTCGTGGTAAAATGTCAAGTAATGTTCTTCGTGCAGATGTGCGCTTAACAAGAGATGACAGAGATGTATTGTATGAAGGAAGAGTTAACCCTATCAACACTACACTTCAAGATGGCGTTCATATCTTTGGTCAAAAGACTTTACAAATCAAGCAATCTGCTCTTGATAGAATTAATGTACGTCGCTTAATGCTTCAGGTACGTCGTCTTATCGCTGCAGCTGCGCTTACTGTATTGTTTGAACCAAATGACCAAACAATTCGTGACCAATTCTTAGCGAGAGTACAACCAATATTACTTCAGATTCAAAATCAAAGAGGTCTTACAGCGTTCAAAGTAGTTATGGATGATTTCAATAATAACGATTCTGCAATTTATGACAGAAATACATTGACCGGTAAAATTCAAATTAAACCTACAGCAACTGCTGAGTTTATTGACCTAACATTCCAAGTTTTGCCTACTGGGGCTAACTTCGAAAATTTTTAATTTGAAATAATAAAATACAGATTCAGAAAGGGGAATAGTTTTTAAATTATTCCCCTTTTTAATTATTTATCGTATATTTACAACATATATGATAGTTATTATTACATATGTTACTTTAAGATGAAATAATATTATGAATACATGCATTAATCCTAATTGTAATAAAGTTTATACAAAAAACACAAAAACTTGTAGTCGAAAATGTGCAGATGAAGTAAAAAAAATTAATTCACACGAAAAACGAGTTTGTGTTAATTGCTCAGATTTATTTGTTGTTAAAAAAAAACAATTAAATAAACTTTGTTCTGATGAATGTCGTAAAGAATGGGCGGCTAAACCAGAAAATAAACAGGATAGAATTGAAAAATCTAAAATTGCTGTACGTGAAAAGTTTGGTGTCGAAAGCGTTCTTGAATTAAAAGAGATTAGAGATAAGTGCCAGCAAACAAAGAAGAATAGATATGGTGATGAGAATTATAATAATGTCGAAAAAAGTTTGAATACCAAATTAAAAACATATGGCTCTAAGGGATATAATAATCAAAAAAAAGCTAAGGAGACAAAGTTAGAAAAATATAATGATGAAAACTTTAATAACAGAGAAAAGGCTACTAAAACTATAATTGAAAAGTATGGTGCAACTCATGTTATGAAGCTTAATGAGTTTCAAAATAAAATAATTAATACAAATAATGAAAAGTATGGTGTTAGTTATCCTATGCAAAATACAGACATTAAACAAAAACAAGAAGCAACTAATTTAGAGCGATATGGTCATAAGAACATTGCTTCATCTATTGTTACTAAGAAAAAGATTACTGAAACATGGCGAAAGAAAGTGAGTATTACTGCCGCACAAAATCTTGCTGATTCATTACCGCTTTTTGGGTTAAAATTATTAGATACATTTTCTGGCATAACCAATCCTTCTTATGAAACCGAATTGAATACTAATATAGAATATGAGTTTCAGTGTCTGAATTGTACAAATCAATTTATAGCGACTTTTGCAAATTATACAATTCCAGTATGTAGGCAATGTGTGCCTTTTAATAAAAGTTCAAAAACACAACTCGTAATTAGAAATTTTTTAGATAAATATAAAATTAAATATGTTGAAAATGATAGGCGAACTATAAATGGATATGAATTAGATTTTTTCTTAAGTCAACATAATTTAGCCATTGAGGTAAATGGAAATTACTTTCACTCTGAACGAATTGGTGGGAAAGATAAAATATATCATATTTCTAAAACAGAAGCTTGCTATAAAAATGGTATAAGATTATTACATTTATTTGAAGATGAAATTATCAATAAACAAAACATTGTATTTAGCAGACTAAAAAACATTTTGAATATCCAGGATTCGTATGATGAAATTGTGTATGCACGAAAATGTACTATAGGGCCCGTTAACATATCTGATGCTAACGAGTTTTTAAAACTCAACCACATTCAAGGCAAGGATAAGTCATCGGTTAAAATTGGATTATTTTATAATTCAAAATTAATTAGTGTAATGACTTTTTCTAAAATTAGATTAGCTTTAGGAAACAAAAAAAATTTGAATAATGAAAATGACTGGGAATTAGTTAGATTTTGTGGTGCATGTAATACTCGTATTCCAGGTGCATTTCAAAAATTATTGCGTAATTTTATTGCTAATTTTAAACCTAAACGAATAATTACATTTGCTGATATTAGATTTAGTGGACTTGATTGGACAAATACCGTATATAATAAATCCGGATTTCAATTTATAGCACAAACAAAACCAAATTATTGGTATTTTAGTGCCGGTAATTACCTGAAGCGATATCATCGATTTAGTTTTAGAAAGCAAAAAGTAATTCAAATGGCTGAGCATCAGAATTTGCAAATAAAAAATAATTTAACTGAGTGGGAAATTGCACAAATGTTAAAAATGGATAGGATTTGGGATTGTGGAAGTCTAAAATTTGAATTAAATATTATATAAACTCAAATTCACCTTCTTCCAACCACTCTTCATCAGCAGATTGACCATTAATATATTCTTTGTTTAGGTTAGGAGCTTTTTGGTTTAATTCCTCAAGGGAATAGAATAATTTAAAGAGAAAAGGATATTTTACAGAGTGGTCTTCAGCAATTAATAGACCATACTTAAATTCATATCCAGAGCCCTGATAATTTATTTTAGCGATTTTTAATTTGTCACTATTTGTGTTAATTTCTTTTGACATATTATGAAATTTGAAATTCAGGTTTGGGTAATTGGAACTGGTAAAAACTTAGACCTTGTTTTAATCGCGGCTCAATGTAAGTTTCATAATATTGCTCACACCACTGCATGGCAGCTTGTCTTGCTGAGTGATATTGATTCTTTATAGCTTTTTTTGGGTCATTTTTGTGTTGTTTTGCCCATTCAGTAGCTGACCAAAAAATAGGTGACATAATTCTATCACCATAATCAAAAGGATTAATTACTTCAACAAACACTGAATCTTCTGTGTGAAAATCGTCATTTGTGTGTAATTGAAACTTTGGTTGATTTTTGAATGGTTTTGGTCCTACTTGTCCAATTCCTTCATATGTCCATTCAATTTTAGAGTTATCCGGCCAAATACTACTTTTTTCAAATGTCAATACCTTCATTTCAATTTTGCTTTAAATGTTGAGTTATAGTCTTTGGTAATTTGCTCAATGTATTGTTTTGGATTTTTTGGCTTAGGAAACAAGAAAAAGACGTTTAGTTTCTTCTCTGACAAAACTACACGAATGGGATGTTTCTTACCATTAATCACTAAGTTGCCGGTCTTAATAATATCTTTTTTAACAGCTTTTTTGGATTTTTTTTTAGCTTTTTTCTTCTTTGCTTTGGTCATAGGTATTTAAACGTGGAAATAATTAAAAGTTACAAGAAAAAGGAAACCTCAATTTGTAATATTACTCCAATTCCTGCATTGGGACTGTTTTTTGTTAATATATCAAAAATATTGAAAATCAAAGTTTTGTGAATTAAAAATTAGCAATTATTTACTGTCATATTATGGGTAAATACTTTTAAAATATGACAAAAAACGAAGTATATATTATGCATGTCCCTAAATATAATGTGTATAAAATAGGGGTTTCTAAAAATGCAAAATCAAGATTAAAATATTTACAAACAGCATCTGCATATAAAATTGAATTAGTAAAATTTTTCACTTCTGATTTTGCATACAAAATTGAAACGGCTCTACATCGTCAATTAGCATATAATAAGGCTGACATAGACCAAGACGAATTAATTGGTGAGTGGTTTAATCTTGATAAGAGTTTTATTGATGATTTTGAAAAACGTTGTAATATATTAGAACAAGCTTATAATTCACTAAAGGAAGCAAAAAATATTTTTTTCAAATAATTCCTTCTACTGCCAATTTTTAAATTTTTTTTTCTACGCTATTTATTAATACAATAATAAATAAACTATTACCATGGCAGTACAAATGTTCAGACCGGTTCCAGTAGACCAAGAACCAAAACTAAAAAATAGATTCGTACTTGAGTTCCCTACCGAAATGGGTATAGAATCATACTTAGTACAAACAGCTAAGAAACCATCAATGAAAATTGAGAAAATTACTATCCCGTATATGAACACACAAAGCTACGTGGCTGGTAAGTATTATTTCGATGAGATGGAAATCACTTTCATTGACCTTATTGGACCATCTGTATCTCAAAAACTGATGGAGTGGATTAAACTAACAGCTGAGCCTGCAACAGGTAAAATGGGTTATGCAGTAGGTTATAAGAAAAACCTTGTAATGAAAGCGGTTGACCCGGTAGGTGTTGAAGTAGAGAAGTGGACT